CCCACACCAGTTCCACCAAGTAAAAGAAACATAATCTCACTGAATACTCGCCAGTCGTCGATTGGGGCAAAGGCACAGTTATAAATACGGTTAGGCGCTACTTCAATTGGCTTGCCACCAAATTGCATTGAGCGCATTGAAGGTAGCACTTTCTTGCTGTGGACCATTTTATAAGCAGCCTCAATCTCTTCTGCTAGTTCTGGGTACTTCTTCTGGTGCATTGCTTTGTTTCTATCAACAATCTCTCCCCAAGTTTCTCGCCTTTCCTTCTCGGGGAGATAGCGAGCATATTTCATATGCACAGTAATATCTGAGAGAATATCTCTTGCTACTTTATCTTTTTCCATTCGTTTGTCCTCGTTCATTTCATTAGTTTGTTGTGTTTTTTTCTAAGTGACTCTGCTTGACTTTTAACTGTCGGGGCAGAGTTTTGGCTTGATAATCCCATAGGCATTACTTTTATATGAACATTGGAAGTATCCATCTTGATTGGAAATACAATCCCATCAGGACCATTCCTGTTCTTAGCCACAAAGATTCTTCCTTTGTTCGCTGCTTTATCCTCCACTGTTCTAGAAACACTGAAGATAAAATCGGCGACGAAACATTTGTTGTATGCTTCCGAAATTGATTCCATTGTAATAACTTCTGCATTCAACCCGCTTCTATTTGTTTGTGAGGCAGTCCATATGGGGCATTCAAATGTTTGAGATATCCCACGGAGTTCCTCGTAGATTGATTCTAGATCGTGTCTTTTCTCGCTATTTCTCTTGCTAGTTACTGGCTTCAAGAGGTCTGCGTAATCAACAATGATCATATCTATAGGTATGCCCCTAGATTTGATTTTTTCCAAATGATTTTTAATTGTCGCCGTAGTTGCTGATTTTGTTGGATATTCTTTTATGATAACATTTCCATCAATGTCCTTGATCTTTTCGTAGATCTGCTCTTTCAGCTTGAAAGTGTCGCCAAGCTTTACTCCCGTGATGCAACTATCATAGCGTGTTCCGATAACAGTATCAGACATTTCTAGGCTGTAATGAATAACAGTCTTGCCAAGCTTTACCGCTTGCGCTCCGAGGTGTACCAGAGCCATAGATTTCCCAGCACCGGTGGGAGCAATAACAACACCCAACTCCCCATTTCCTAACCCATCCTTACAGATTGCATCAATCTCTTTCCACCCAGTTGTGATTGGGTTTCTATGTTTTATTTTGTACCTCTCCTCGAAATCCAACTTGTAGTCATAACCAAAGTTAGTATCTGAGCCGAGTTTGAGAGCCGTGTTGATTACTGTGCTAATTTCGTCAAACGACGAACTATTCAGTAGTTTCACCGACTGCATCATTGCTTCTTTTAGCTTCTGCTTTTTACAGAAATCTAGCGAAGTCTCTTTTACATAGTCGCAGTCTTGGATAATCGATGCGTCTCTAAGAACATTTACTAAATATTCTTTGGCTTGGTCCTTCACAAGATCGTCTTCAATATCGGTCTTGATAAGTGTAGCCATTATTTTAAGA